GTGGCAAGCACTTCGGCGACCTGAGCGCGGCCGATGAGGCGCTTGAGGTGGGTGTACTGCGGCCGGGTGGTGCTGAGGCCGCTTTCCACGTCTTCCAGGTGCAGGTCGGGCTCCAGGGCCCGGAGCCGGCTGCGTTGGGTGTCCAGGGCGGCGAGTTGCTCGCCAGAGCCGGTGGAGACGCGGGAGTAGGCGATGCGAAGCATGGGAGGCAATGTACCTCCCTGTAAACCAGGGCTCGGCCTGGTTGACAGGAGGTGTCAGCCAGAACGGGCCGTCTCGCACCTGCCGATCATACCACCGTAGCTATGAGCCGTCAACAGAAAGATGCCACGGCTAGCTAGCTGCAGGCGCTGGCTAGCTTGGCGCAACGGCCATCACGAGTTGACGGACTTTCTGCTGAAGCGCGGCAACAGCGAGCTTGCGCGGCACGGGATCTACAGCTGGTCAATCCCGGCCCTGTCGGTCAAAAGCGACCGGGGATTGGTCAGCACATGCCCCAACGCTGGCGCCTGCGCGGCCCTCTGCTACGCCAGGAACGGCACCTACCTGTTCCAGAACGTCAGGGCGGCGCACCTGCTGAACCTTGAGGGTTACCTGGCCGGCCCTGACGCCTGGGAGGCGCGGCTGATTCAAGAGCTGAGCCATCGCCGCTACCGGCCATCCGGCAAGCCTCACCCATGGGAGTGGGTGCGGCCAGAGTTTTCGTGGTGGCAGGAGTCTGGCGCCAAGGCCGTCAGGATTCATGACGCGGGCGATTTCTTTCACCCTCGCTACACGCAAGCCTGGCTGAACGCTGCGGCCAAAGCCCCAGACGTGCTCTTCTACGCCTACACGAAGGAGGTGAACCAGTTCAAGGCCTTTGAAATGGGCTGCCAGATCCCGCCGAACTTCGTGGTGATCTACAGCCTGGGCGGCAAGCAAGACCACCTGATTGATCTGGACCGCGACCGGCACGCTGACGTGTTCCCAAGCCTTGAGAGCCTGGAGAGCGCCGGCTACGAAGACCAATCAGCGTCCGACCTGATGGCGCCACTGCTGACGACGAACCGCATTGGGATCGTGCGCAACAACATCCGGCACCTGATCAAGCGGATGGGCGATCGGAGGTTTGGGCAGCTCTGAGGATCAAAGGGAATCAAGGTAGGCGGTGGCTTCGTCAAGGGCCTCGTGTGCCTTGTCCACGGCGTCGAACAAGCGGTGGATGTAGCGCTCACGGCCGGTGATCTCCAGGTCTCGGCCATGCACAGCGCAGATGGCTTGAGCGCGGATCAAGTGCTGATTGAGTCGCTGACGGGCCTCGGAGAGTTCTTGGAGGCAGGGCGGGACAGTCAGGCAGCAGCGGGCGAAGAGCTTGCTGTCCGTGATGATGTCGGCTTCCAGCCGAGTGATCAGAGCGCAGACGGCATCTTCCCGCCGGCCAAACACGTGGCGGCTGGGGCTTGTGTTCATGTCGCGTGGTGGTCGCAGATGGAGAGTAGCACGTTTAGCTAGACGGTGGTAGAAAACAAGGGCGACTGCCTTCAGGGTGGGCAGGAGGCGGCCGTTGCTAGCCAGCATGAAATGCACGTACACGGGTCAGCCTGCCACCTGTGCCAGAAAGCTCGGGTCATCCGAAACGGCGCAGCAGTCCAGGTCAATCTGGGTCAAGAAAGTCCCGCTGCCACCCTGCCTGTTCTTCAGCACGCCGATCTCCAGGCGGCCCACAAGGCTGGGGTCGCCCACGTTGTAGTAAGCCGGCCGGTGCAGGCCAAGGATCACGTCAGCATCCTCTTCAATCCGGCCCGAGTCGCGGAGATCGCCCATGGTCGGCATCTTGTCGCCGCGATTCTCAACACCCCTGTTCAGCTGAGCCAGGAGCGCCACGTCAACACCAAGGCTGACGGCAGTGGTCTTGATCAGCCGGGTGGCCTCGCCCACGGCGACCGCCCTGTTGCTGTTGTCTGGGATGGCCAGCAGGCCAAGGTGATCAATGACGAACAGGCGAGTGTCTGGCCGGCGGCGACAGAACAGGCGCATCTGATGGCAGAGGGTCTCCGGGGTGAGTGAGCTGCCGCCGTTGAACACGGTGAGGTTTGCGTCAATCGCGGCGTAGGTTTCGCCCTCCAGTCGCTTTCTGGCGTCCCCGCTGATGTCGTGAGAGCGCAGCATCGAATAGGTGAGAGGCCCGCCGATCAAGGGGCGACCGGACGCCCGGCGAGTGGCGTAATCCCACGCGGCCAGCATCCGCAGGGCAATCTGTTCATCCTGCATCTCCAGAGACCAGAAGGCGACAGAACTGCCGGCGGCTGCCACCCGCATCGCCAAGTTCACCGCGACCTGGGTCTTGCCCATGGCCGGCCTGGCGCAAACAACGATCAGCCGGCCGGAGTCGGGAGCGCTGGGGCCCGACAGTCCGCCGCCAAGCACCTGATCAAGCGTGAGCAGGCCTGTTGAGATCCGGCTGTCGAGCGGCCGGGGCGCCAGGGCTTTGGCCCTTGTCCGCTCCAGGAGCCCCAGCTCGGAGCGCCGAACAGCGGGCTCGGCCTGCCACTGCTCCGTGACCTGTTCGATCAGGCTTTCGATCGTCGCCATCCGGTCAGGGCTTGGCGGCATGGTGGTGATCTGCTGGTCAATCGAGCCCAGCAGACTCACGAGTTTGGGTCGCTTGAGCTTCTGCCACCACAGCGGGATCTCAACGTTCAGGAGATCGTCGAACACGAGGTAACCGGATGCCTCCATGCAGGAGCGCATGGCTTCTCTGGCCCACCCTTTGTCATGGGTGCGGGCCTCTGCGGCGTCAAGGATCCCCTGAACCCTGACGGTGACGCCCTCCTGCCCGATGCAAGTCACCACCTGGAACAGGCCCAAGTAGAGATCGCGGTAGCGGGGATCCTGAAACCACGTCTCGTCAACGCCGCTGTCCAGCAGGCGGAAGAGGCGATCAATGTTGCGGCCCATCGGCCCGAAATACTCAAAGCAGGCGCCGATGAAGCGGGCCTCATCGCGTGAGCTGTCCCAGCTGGTGATGGTCATGGGGTGGTGGTTGGTGCGGTGGCGGGAGCGAGGCCGGCGAAGTCGAACTGGAAAGGCATCAGGCTGCCGCCGGGGCGCTCTGCCGGCCGACCATACCCCGACGCGCCGTTTTTAGCTAGCCCTCGGTACTGGATGAAGTTGAAGAAGGTGATCCCGGCCCACCGGCGCCCGCCGATGACGCTGCTGTCAATGCCTTGCTGAATCTGCTGGCTCAACGCGGTGGTGTCGCTGGCCTCAAGGATCTTCCGCAGCTCGGCGATCTGGCCGGCCAGTGCTCGCTGGGTCCGCTTGCCGCCTTTGTGGTGGTTCCACCAGTCCATGAACAGGTCTGCGATCGAAGCCAGATCGTCAGGGATCAGCTCACGAGTCAAGACCACCCTCTCGTCGGTCCCCCCTTGGGGGGTAGGGGGGGATTGATGTGTATTTGTTTCTGTGTAATCGGGGTGCCTACTTCCGGCACCCTCGGGGGTGCCTGTTTTAGGCACCCTCCCCTGCCTACTTCCGGCACCCTCCCCGGACGGTGCGGCGGGCGGCTCGGGTGCAACCTCGGGGAGCACGCGCCAGCCCGGCGGCGCCTTGCGGGCCACGTAGCGGTTGTAGGTCTGTCGGCCCTCCCTGAATTGGGCCTCGACGGTGAGGTAGCCCTTGTCGATCAGGCCACGCTTGGCTACGTGCAGCCGGGTCTCGGTCAGCCCCGACGCTGCGCAGACCACGGCCGTTGACGGTGTGGCCCTCCCCCAGTCGGCGCCGAACTGGTGCAGGGCCGTCCAGAGCAGCAGCTCGTTCTTGGTCAGCTCTGTCACCATCTCAACGGTGACGGGGCACCACATGGCCTGGGGGCCAGCAAACACTCCGCTCACGAGGCCCCCCGCTCGGTGTAGAAGTCGCCGATCAGGTCTTCGTGGCGCTCAAGCATCCACCCGGTGGCGGTGTCCATCACCGCCAGCTGGGCGTCCAGCAAGGCGTTGATCTCGTCAAGGGTGAGGTGGTCGTGGATCTGGCCGCTGGGAGTGTGCAGCTGATCGTCAAGGCACGCCAGGCGATAGTCCAGGCGCTGAATACCGGCTCGCAGCAGATCACGGCTGCGAGCAAGCGAGGCCAAGTGAGGCATCGGTTAGCTAATTGCGGTGGTTGCTCCAGTGCAGGGCGATGCGCCTCTGCAGCTGAGCTGACGCACGGTAGGGCACACCGCTGCATCGCGCCAGCTTCATGGCGCCAGTGGGCTAGAGGTGGTAATACGATCACACCGCCACCAAGCGCACACCATGGATCTCCCCCGACACGTGAGGGGCCGTGAGGCCTTCGCGGTGATGCTGGACAGTTGGATCAAGGCGTCCACGCTCACCACCAACCAGTGGGTGCGACTTGGAGAACAATGCCTGGGCGTGTCAAAGCTCAATGCGGCGCAGTTGTCAGGGGTGCGAACAGGCGTCACCACTCAGGTGGGCGTGGCGATGTTCGACTCCTTGGCGGCGATCAACAACGCGACCTGGCAGCACCATCGCAAGCAGAAGACTGTGCTGACCGGGAATCTGGCCAGCAAACTGCCGCTGGTGCCGCCGCTGGAGATCGACGGTGAACCCCTCGACCTGGCGGACTTCGCTTTCGTGTACTCGGGGATGCAGGAGCCGCCGGTGCTGCCGGAGACCTGGCTGGGGGCCCAAGTGGTTGAAAGCGTGCCCGTGGACATGGGCAAGGCCGCCGGGCGGGCGATCCGTCAAGCGATCACCAGGAAGGGCTACACGGACCCCCTGGACGGCTTTGCGGCGTTCATCAGCAGCTACCCGACCGGCGACAAGGATCGTCTCGGGCGGCTGCGAGAGGTCTGCTTTGGCTTGAGCGAGTTCACGCCAGAAGAGCTGGACCGGGAGCTGGTAGCGATTTGCGTGGCCCTCAAAGACTTCACTGGTGAGGGATGGAGCCAGCGGCGCATTGCGGAGTCAGCGGTTCAGCAAGGGAGGCTGTAGCTAGAAGCGATCCGGCGTGAACCAGCTCAATGGCGGCGGTGTTGGTGTCTCGCATTAGCTCGTCGCGGTGGCGCCAGCACAGGTCAAGCACTGCGGGGATTGCTTCGATGGTCAGGACTTCTGGCAACGACGGCTCTACAACGTGCATGTAGCTTGCCAGCCAACCCGCTGCGCTCAGCTCCAATTTGCTGCGATTTGCTGCGCGAAGCGGCGACTTGTGCGCTTTCTGGTCAGGACGTGACGCAATTTGTCACACGCCGATCGCCGGGGCCAGAGTGGCGCCACTAGCTAGATGGTGGTATGGTGTGAGTGTGCGCAGCGGATGCTTCGACTGCTGCGCCTGACCTGTCTTTCACCACCATGGATTCCACCGACGCGCCAGGCAACGTGCAGCAGCCTGCACTGCCTTGCCACCTCCCGCCTAACGCCGGTCCCACCATTGAGCTGATCGCTGCCCTGGACGCGGCCCTGATCAAGGCTCGGGCCAAGTACGGCGACCTCACCAAGGACGCCGACAACCCGTACTTCAACTCCAAGTACCTGTCGCTCGACAAGCTGCTGGCATCGGTCGCCCCAGCGCTTGGCGGTCAGGGCCTGAGCCTCAGCAGCAGCTATCAGCCCACGGCGGCCGGCTTCGTGGTCACAACCACCTTGAGCCACGTGAGCGGCGGCTACCGGACCTCCACCTTCCCGGTGCTGGACGTGAGCAAGAGCCAGGCGGTCGGCAGCAGTGGCACTTATGCCATGCGCTACAACCTGACGCAGCTGTTGTGCGTGGCGGCCGAGACTGACGACGACGGCAACGCCGCCGATGGCCTCAAAGGCAAGAAGTCCGACTACAGCAGCAACGGCACCCGCAATCAGCCCGCCGCCCGGCCCGCGCCGATGGGCGGCAATGCACTCTTCTAGGAGTCGGCAGAATGGCAGCACCTAGCCCAGAGACCAATGGCCGGCGCAGCAGACAAAGTGGGGAGCTGGACCTCGCCCGCAGCGGTGAAGTTCGCCCCTCGGGCACAGAACATCGGCGCCACAGTCGGCGGCCCGATCTACAGCTCGGATCCGAAAATCGCCCCGGCCAGCCGATCGGCGATCAAGGCCAGCGGAAATGGGCTCAGCCAGACCTCTTCGCGTCCGCTGGTAGCGGGAGTGCCCCAGGGCCCCGGCAACTGACCGAGTCTGAGCCGATCCAACCGCCTGCGGCTGCGCCCAACCTTGACGGGCGTGACGCAGGCATGAAGCTGGCTTGGGATGCGACCGCTGATGGCCAGAAGGAAGCATCCCTTGACTGCATCCGCCACCTGTGCGAACGACTCCCTTTGCTCACGGGGGATGACTATCACCAGCTGGCCAGCGCCAGAGGCCTGAGCATCCGACCCAAGGCGATTGGCAACCTGTGGAAGGTCGCCCGCCGAGAAGGCTGGCTGGAGCCAACTGGGCAGTACGTGCTGACCCGCCGACCAAGAGCACACGGGAGAGCGATTCCCGTGATGCGATCCCTCCTGTTCACTTCCTCCACTGCCAAAGCTAGCTAGCAGTGGTACACTGATAGAGACCACCACCACCCACTCCCGATGAAAGGATTCGACTGCGGCCTTTTCCCCAACACCTTCAAGAAGAACCAGAACGACCCCGACGCCACCGGCAACCTGAGGATCCCGGCCAGCGTGATCGCTGAGCTTTACCAAGGCATCTCTGGCGGCACCATCCCACTCAAGCCTGGCTATGGCGATGGCGCCGAGCCCTTTGTGGAGCTTCGCGCCGCTGCCTGGAGAGGCGACGGCAGCCTCACCGCCACCGGCAAGCAGCGCCCTGCGATCAGCGTCCGTTTCGACTCGCCCACTGAGGCCGCCGCCCGTGACGCCGCCCGCGCTCAAGCTGCGCAGCAAGCACCACAGGGCCAGCAGTGGGGCGCACCGGCTCCCGGCGGCTGGGGCGGCGCTCCTGTCCAGCAGGCACCGCAGGGCCAGCAATGGGGCGCACCCGCACCGCAGGCACCCGCACCGGCATTTGCACCGGCACCGCAGGCCCCTGCGCCGGCTTACGCCGATGCACCCGGCGGCTTCGACACGTCGATCCCGTTCTGACCCGCACCTGGGGGCCGTCTTCACCGCTGGCCCCCAACACCCCCCGCCATCAGCCCATGACCAAGCTTCTCGTCGCGTTTGAGTCGGAGACACTCGGCCGCAAGATCACGCTGCAAGACCTTGACCAGCTCACGGCCGACCAACTGGACGGCCTGGCCATGGAAGCCGGGATCCGCCTGCAAGAGGTCAAGGCCGTCATCCGCGCCAGCCTCAACGCCGCCCACACGCCGGAGCTGGCAGCGGAAATCCAGCAGCACGGCCTGGAGCGTGGCCGCCTGGCCATGCTTCTCCAGCAGTGCCAGACCAAGGCCAGTCGCGTCCGCAAGGCCGACGCTCAGGCGCAGATCAAAGCCGAGCGACAACAGGTGATTCGGCACTCGCTGTCACACCCCAACACGCAGCAGGAGGTGGCCAGCTACTTCCAGGCGGCTGCCAGGCACAGCCTTGACCCGGCCACCTATCAGCGGATCCTGCTGATCGCTGAGCAGCGTCGCGCCGCGAACTTCGCCCGCCGGGCGGGGATCGCTTACCACCCTGGAGACACCATGGCCGAGACGGCCTGACGGTTCTGCAATCATGGGGCTAGCTAGAGCTGGCCCTTTTTTTGTGAAGACTCCCTCAAGCGTGTTCGGCAGCGATCTGGAGCGAGAGTTCTTCGCCGCCTGGCTGAAGTGGAACCACGGGGCGCCGCTGCCCCGAACTCAGTGGACCGAGATCCCGCCGTGGCTGGATTACCTGGAGATCAGGCGAAAGCTGAAGCCCAGGTCGCGGCCCTGGCGGGCAGATTTCACCTGGCCAGCGCACAAAATCGTGGTCGAGGTGCAAGGTGGAGCGTTCGGCGGTGGCCGCCACACGAGGGGAGCTGGTTTTACCACAGACATGCAAAAAAGCATGTTGTTGCAAACAGATGGCTGGCTTTTTTTGGCGCTCACCAACACAATGATTCATCAAAAAGACGGCTACTGGATCAAACTGGTTGGCAAAGCGGTTGAACAGCGAGGGACACTGCTGAGCGTATTTGCGGAAAGTCATGCCATCGCCAGCTAGGTGTGGTATAGTTTCTAGCAGGAAGTGACTTGATGCCTAAGCTTGCCGACCTGACAGGTCAAAAATACGGCTGTTTAACTTTGCTCAGCCGTGCAGAAAACAGAAACGGCCAGACTTACTGGCTCTGCGAGTGCGACTGCGGCGTAAGAAAAGAAATCCTTGTGGCCAACGTCAAGCGGGGGCTCAGTCGCTCATGTGGCTGCAAAAACCGTGAGGCTACTGCCAAGCGAAACGCCACTCACCGCATGTCACAAAGCCCTGAGTACAAAGTCTGGTCAAACATGCAAGAGCGATGTAATTCTGAGCGCAACAAAAGTTTCAAGGATTGGGGCGGTCGCGGCATCCGTGTTTTGTACGACTCGTTTGAGAGTTTTCTCCAAGACGTGGGACCGCGCCCATCCCCGGTTCACCAGATCGACCGGATTGACAACGACGGCCATTACCAACCTGGGAACGTCCGCTGGGCCACCCGAGAGCAGCAGTCCCGCAACAGGCGCAGCAATGTTTTGTTGGAGTACCAAGGGCGACGGCAGTGCATCGCTGACTGGGCGGATGAGGCTGGAATCACCTGGGCGACACTGGCAAAGCGCCTAAAGCGAGGGTGGCCGATAGAAAAAGCTCTTGGGCTAGCCACAGCCAGCTAGCGACCCAGCTGCGCCTCCAAGGCCCGTATCCGGGCCTCCAGCCTTTCAGCCCGTGCGATGGCCTCAGCCGCAATCTCAAACGGGTCAGCCCCGTTTTCAGCCAGGGCTTTTCTGATGTAGTGGCGGTGGCGATGTTCTTCTGCCGTTGACGTAGGCATGACTGCCTCCGTGCTTTGGGTTGAAACAACTTTACACAAATCCTGGATTTGTGAAGCGCGGTTCAAATCAGACCGAATGTAGCCATCCCCAGCTAGAGGTGGTATGATTATGTGCATGGGGGAGACCCCACCGCCCGGTGACGGCCTCACCGGACTGCATCACATCCCATGACCGCTCAGCTCACCCGCGACGAAGCCCTCACTCAGGCCATCGCCGCCTCCTATCAGCAGCTTCAAAACCCACGGCTGCAGAGGGTCGCCCTCTCTGACTATCAGGCCACCTACCGCCAATTCGTTGGTGCCCATGGCGTGGTCGCTGACGACGGCCTTGATGGGGTCATCGACTACGAAGCCGACCTGGACGGCTGGGTGGTCTGCGCCGTGACCGAGACCCCCGAGGGCCCCGATCCGTTCTTGGCGACAGGGATCTTCGTCGGCAAGTTCACTGCCGTCTACGAGACCCGTCAGCAGGCCGATGACGCACGAGTTGCCATGCTGGCGGCCGGCGTCAGCCCTGAGCTGCTTGTGCCCTCGCCCTACGAGTCCAAGCCGGTCGGCTATCTGCCGCCCACCGCGCTGGCCGTGCTGCGCAACTGCACCGCCATCCCGGCGATGCCTGCCTGATCCGGCACAGGCGCCACCTCTAGCCATTTCCAGCTAGAGGTGGTATGATTTGCACATGGGAGGGGACGCCCGCGCCTCTCCCCCTGACCGGCGGCAGGCCACCGCCGGACCCCAAGCCTTACCACCGCCCCCCCATGGCACCTACCACCACCGCATCGGCTGAGATTGACGCCGCCATCCGCGCCGCCGCCGCCGAAGGCCGCGTTATCTGCCGCGTCGCCCCGCCTGAGTTCCACGTCCGCACCGGCGGCAAACAAGACGAGTGGGCCGACTGGAGTGAGATCACCGCCCGCATTGCCTGGAGCACCAACCGGGTTGGCGACATCATTCAGCGCCTTCCCCGCTACTCCCACTTCAACAAGGGCATGGCCAACTACATCGCCGGCGGCTACCTCCGCAACGAGATGGGCGTCAAGCTTCGCCAGGAGCTGATCGCCGCCGCTGCTGCCAAAGCCGGCGTGGAGATCACCCCCAAGGCCGATGGCAAGGGTTACGTGCGAGAAGTGACCATCCACCCCGATCGGATCGTCTTCTGGCACCGCTTCCCCCTGGGAGACTGAGCCAGCTGTAGCTAAGCTGCCAGCACTTCAAACGCTGCACCTTGGCGGACCAGAAAGCCTCCCTGACCGATTTCACCCCGGATCAGGACAACCTGAACCAAGGCACCGAGCGGGGCAACTACGCCCTGGAGCGCAGCCTGCGCGAATACGGCTTTGCCCGGCCGATCGTGGCCGCCGCTGACGGCACGATCATCGCCGGCAACCACGCCTTCCAGAAGGCCGGAGAGATCGGCCTGACCAAGGTTCGGGTGATTGAGACCAGCGGTGACGAGATCATCGTTCACAAGCGCACCGACCTGGACGCCGGCGACCCCAAGGCCCGGATGCTTGCCCTGGCGGACAATCGCACCGCTGAGATCAACCTCCAGTGGGACACCAGCGGCCTGAAGCTGTTCGCAGAGGAAGCCGATCAGGTGCTGGATTTCTTCAGTGACGCCGAGCTGGAGCTTCTCGGCGGCGCAATCCAGCCGCCCGCCTTTGAGCCGACCCTGCAGCCCACGCAAGGCGCCACGCTGACCACCGACGCCGACGTTGCAGCCGCGCAGCAGCGCATGACCCAAGGCTTCGACACCGCCGGAGACCAAAGCATCGTGGACGTGACCTGCCCTCACTGCAGCAACACCTTCGGGATCGACAAGGCCAGCATTTAGCTAGCCCGGTGGTATGATGCACGAGGTCGCCACCAGCCACCCATGCCATCACGCTTCATCACTGAGGAGCAGTTTGCTCAGACCATGGAGAGCCAGCCCTGGACTTTCGCGGTCAACTACGCCAAATACTGCCCTCACTATTACGTCCACCGCAGGGCCTGGCAGTCAGGCTCTGAAGAGTGGGAAGACGGCTGCTACCTCCCGCCGATCACCCTCAAAGACTGCGCCCGCTTCATCGAGGAAAAAGGCCAGCCGATGATGTGGGGCCGCAAGAAAGAAGTCCGCATGTACGCCACCGTCAACGGCTGGCGGTATTGGCAGATGGATCCCCACTGGAGCAAGTGTGACTTGATCAACCGCCAGGAGCTGTCCCTGAGCACCTGCAAGCCCGTCCCCCCGACACCTCCAACACAGTTCACCCTCCTATGAGGCTCTACCTGCAGCAGAACGTCTTCGACGCCGCCCTTGACAGGATCCGGCGTCTTTACGACGAGTTCCCCCACGTCCTTGTCGCCATGTCCGGCGGCAAGGATTCGACCGTGGTGATGCAGCTGGCCCTCCAGGTCGCTCGTGAGAAGGGCCGCCTTCCCCTGCAGGTGCTCTTCGCTGATCAGGAGGCCGAGTGGCGATTCACGATCGACTACATCCGGGAAATCCGTGACATGCCCGACGTTGAGCTGCTCTGGTATCAGATCCCCATCTCCATTGCCAACAACGCCAGCGGCGACAGCAATTTCGTCTGCTGGGGAGAGGGCGTGAAGTGGATGCGAGACAAGGAGCCGGGCGCCATTCATGAAGCCGACATCGGCACCAGCGACTGGTACGACATGTTCCCGGCGATCTTCAAACAGCGCTTCCCAACCCAGAAAGCCTGCCTGCTCACCGGGATCCGCGCCGAGGAATCCCCCCGCCGCAACCTTGGCCTCACCGGGATTCGCACCTACCGGGACATCACCTGGGGCCTGATCTTCGACAAAGCCCTCGACCACTACAACTTCTCGCCGCTCTACGACTGGTCCCTCACCGACATCTGGGTTGCCATTCATCGCAACAGGTGGGCCTACTGCCGGCTGTATGACGAGATGTACGCCTTGGGAACACCGCTCCGCGACATGCGGCTGTCGTCGCTGCATCACGAAACAGCGCTGCAGTCCCTGATTCACTTGCAGGAGATTGACCGGGAGACCTGGGAGAAGGTGGTCGATCGCATCCCCGGCGCCAACACCATTAAGCACCTGTGCAAAGAGGCTTTCCAGTGCCCGAAAAAGCTGCCGCCTATGTTCGACTCATGGCGTGAGTACCGCGATCACTTGATCAAGTACATGGTCCCTGGCGAGGATGATCGCAAGACCATGGACAAGCACTTCGCCAAGATGGAGCGCAAGTACGCGGCGTTCCCCGACAAGGACAAGATGTATCGGGTGCAGGCCCGCACAGCGCTGGTCAACGATCAGTGCTTCACCCTCTGCCGCAACTGGGAGGCGGGCCCCTTCGTGCAGGGTTGGTACGCCTGGAGCAAAGGCAGAGACCGCCGAAACCACAAGGACAACCCATTCGTCAAGATGAGCATGGAGGCCGCAGCGTGAAGACCACTTTCGTGATCATCACCGTCTCCGAACGGGTGGCGGATTTGAACAAGCTGCTTGACAGCATCGTGACCCAGCCTCGTTTCGACGCCATTGACATCAACATTCTCTATCAGGGTGTCGCCGAAGGCGTGCCGTTGATCCGGCGGCGAGACCGCATCACCAACCTTTTCGTTTACCCGGATCGCCTGGGGTGTCACGGGGCGCGGGTCGAACTGCTGAATCGCATCAGGTATGAGGCCTACATCAACCTTGATGACGACATGGAGTTGACTGAGCACACCTTTTACGCTCGGGCCCTCGCCAAGGCCGCAGAGCCCTCCACGGGATTCGTGCTCACCAACTGGGCCCGGACCCGCAAGCTCATGGATGCGAAAGTCCCCAAGATGAAAGACGTTTTTGTGAAGCAAGCGCTGGTCTATCAGGGTGGCGGCATGGCTTACACCGACGAGGTGGCCGACCTGATGCGAGCGCTGCCTTCTATCCCGCTCACCTTTGACACCGTGTGGCCGCTGACGGCCTACGTGAACGGCTTCACGAACTATCGCTACCTCGGCAGCCTGGCCGTTCATCACGTCTGCACTCGTGGCGGCATGAACACCTTCATGGCAAGCAACCCGCCTCAGACCCTGATGGATGACTACGTGACCTACCGAAGGGGGAAGCGATGCACCGGCACAGGGATGGATCTGCTGATTCCCATGGATTCAGACCTGACGCCCAAGGCCAGAGAGGCTCACCGGCAAGCCCGTGTTCAGAGGTTCGGCAAATGAGCACCCTGCCCCCCATGTTCTTGCGGGCTGTCCCTCGCCGGGCAGTTCACGTTGCTCGGATCACCAAAGCGCTGCCAGGCGTCACGGTGCTGTGGTGCAAGCAAGATCCGAATCGAGCGCCATGGCTTCGCGCCACCGACAACTTCCTGCGGGCCCTGGAGCTGAGCGGTGACGGGCCAAGCATCCACCTTGAAGACGACATCATTCTCTGTCCAGACTTTGAGGCCAAGCTGGCTGCCGAGATAGCCGCCCGCCCTGACCGAGTGATCAACGGTTTCAGCCGGCGGAAAGAAGACCTGACCATCGGCAGCCGCTGGGATGGCCGATACGGGGGAGCGCTTTGCACCTACCTGCCGCCTGGGTATCCCCAGCAGATCATTGACTACGTGCCCACCTATCTGGAGCAGAAAGGCCAGGAGCCTGATGGGATGGTTGAGCTTGACGACTTGGTGGACTACTGGCTGAAATCACGCAAAGAGAAGCACTGGATTGTGGTTCCCAATCTGGTTGACCACGTGGTCGGCCCGTCCAGCGTTCAGAAGATCCGCAACCATGGGCGGATCAGCAAGACCTTCCACCGTCACTTTGAGGATCACTGATGGAGCCACTTCGCAAGGCCTTTGAAGCCGCCACTGACAAGGTTCAGTTCATCGAAGAGATCCGCGACCTGCTGCATGAACTGTCGCCGCTGAAGTCCCAGCCGGTAGACCGGGTGCGGTGGGTGCCGATTGAAAAGGTCACGCCCAACGACTACAACCCAAACTCTGTCGCCAAGATCGAGATGGGTCTGCTCTACACCTCAATCCTGCACGATGGTTACACTCAGCCTACGGTCACGATCTACGACGAAGAGCGCGATCTCTTTGTGATTGTGGATGGCTTTCACAGGTATTTCACTTGCAAGAGCAATCCTGACATCCTGGAGCGCAACCATGGGCGCCTGCCGATCGTGGTGATCAACAAGGACATCAACGATCGGATGGCCAGCACGGTGCGTCACAACCGGGCCCGTGGCAAGCACAGCATGGACGGCATGGCGTCAATGGTGTTCAGCATGTTGGACAACGGCTGGCCCGAGGCCCAGATTTGCCGGGAGCTAGGGATGGAGCCGGAGGAAGTGATCAGGCTCAAGCACGTCACGGGGTTCAGCAAGCTGTTTGAAAACGCTGAGTACAAGAGGGCCTGGGAGACCAAGAGCATGATCAAGATCCGCCAGGAGTGGCGAGACGCTGAGCAAGAAAAAAGCCCCGCCTGAGCGGGGCCTGTGGCCGGTGAGGCGCTGACTCAATAGCAGTAGCCAGGGCGCAGTGCCCAGACAATCTCGTTGTCGCGGAATCTTCGCCCGCGCATACAGGTGTTGATGGTCTTGCCGCCGACAGGAACAGCGAGGAAGGAGACCGAAACCGGATCTTCGCCGTGGACCCTGGCGTATTCTTCCACCAACCCGCTCATCCCAGCGGCCTCGGCAAGAGCTTTGGTGATGCGGCCGAGCTGAATAGTCGCGCCTGCAGCGTTCATGTTGAAGCCCTGCAGGTTTGCCGTGCGGGCAATCGTGCTCATGGTGTAGACGCGATGCTGAAGGACGGCATCAAGGCAGGCAAGACCGGCGTCGTAGCCGCTGCCCAGCTTGTTCAGGAGGCTGTAGAGAAAAGCGCGGTTCTTGGAGTTGAAGAGGGTGTCCAGCTCGATGAACCGAGCGTCGTCAGTGGTGGTGCTGGTCATGGTGATAAGCGGGGTGAACAGTGGGTGTCGGGGGTGTCCCTCCGACCTCTGAACTATAGGCCACCTCTAGCTAGCTGATGGTGCGATACAAGGACACGTCGCAGATCGTCACACCACCTCTAGCCGTACCAGCTCACGCAAACGGCCCCCACTCCCGCGCCATCCCCTCCAAAGCTTGAGCTGCCATCGCCGGGCTGTGATACGTCAGCCCCATGGCGCGGCGCTCGCTCCAATACTCCCAGAGGAACCCCAGGTAGCTTCGCCAAGCCTCAGCCAGGTCGGCCATGTTGAACCGGCTCAGCTGATACCCGCCGGGGAACAGGTGGATGTTGACGGCCTCTGTGATGCCAGCGGCTGCCAACCGGTTCAGCGTGGCCCCGTAAGCAGCCATCTGCATCGCCTGCCAGGGCTTCCCTTTCACGCGCCCTTCGGGCGGATACAGGGTCTTCCAGTCCAGCACTCGCCGCACCGGCCCCGTGTCGCCCAACTCAGGGATGGTCACGCTTGCGGCCATGTCCACCGTGCCGCAGAACACGCCCACGGTGTTGATCATCGGCTGCTCAACCGCGATCACCTCGTGGAACTCCGCATTGCGGAAGAACCTCAAGAAGGCGTCGAACCAGCCACTGTCCCGAGCCAGCAGCGTTTTGTCGGTCATCAGGCCAGGGATCGCGTCTTGCTCGCCGGTGAAGAAGTGCTGAATCCGGGCATGGGTGCGGCTGCCACGGGCGGCGGCCGAATCCCGGCGCCACTCCATGTAGACCGTTGCGTCGTCGGTGCTCATTGGAGCCCCAACGAACTGGTTCACCCACTCGCTGACGGCAGCACGATCGTGGCCATCCCAATGAAGGTCTTCGATCCACTGCTCTGCCTGCTCAGCCTTGATGCCACGGGTCTGCAGTGATCGCAGCCAGAAGGTGGGGTCGAAGGCGCTGACGCCGGTCGCGCTCAAGATCCGGGTGACGCTGGGCGGGTTCCATCCCTGCCAGGAGTAGACGTGATCGCCAGCGCTGAACTCGACCCCAGCATCAATGCGAACGGGGCGGTAGCGGAGCCTGGCAATCGCGGCCAGCTGTTCGGCGGTGCTGAAGGTTGCGGAGGTCACAGGGTCTCCAGTGCGAGTTCGTTCAGCTGCTGAATGAAGTCCCACCTCATGCACTGGCGGGCCTCACCGTTGACCACGTAGCGGACCCGGTTGCCCTGGAGCTTGAAGCTGACGCCGGTCAACCCCCAGCTAGCCAAGGTCTGCTCAGCCTCTTTGACGAGGGCGGCACCCTCAAGGCGCTCGGGGGGAACAAGGGAGAAGGCCATGGAAAGGCGATGGTAAGCGGGGCACCTCTGGCCCCTGTCCCTAGATCATACCACCTCTAGCCACTGATGGCCAGTCAAGGCCACACGTGAATCGCGCCTCGTGCCTGCAGGCCCGACAGGAAGATTTCGGCCGAAGTGCAGTCCACCGGCGCCTTGCCGTCCCACTTGCACATCCGCCCTGAAAACGCTTCCATCCACGCTTGAAGCGTGGCCTCTGGGTAGGGGCAGTTCTTCCGAATCGCTTCAAGCACTTCCACAGCAGAGCCCCCTTGGTAGAGGGCTCGGGTGCCTGAAATCTGAACCTGCATCAATGCCTGGCGAACCGGGCCAGTCTGGCGCCAACCGCCATCAGCGGCTGAGGGCGCGGCGGCGGCTGCCGAAGTAGCTGATCTGGCCACCGGGGGTGAAGCAGGCCTCAAAGGGTGAAGCGGCGACTGCAGCGGCCTGGCCGTTGTCGAGCTGCCAACCGGCGGCAGTGCGAACCACGCTCACCCCGTAGCGGCTGGCGCACCACTTGAGCCAAACGGTGGCGTCGGCGTTGTCATCCTGCGGGGTCAGCGCTGCCAGCTCTTCCCAGCGAGCGGGGCCGGCTTGCAGGCGGCGAATGATGGCCAGGGAAGGGCCACGGCTGGGAAGGCGCATTTCGCCCCGGCCCTGATAGCGCTCAAGCACCTCGCCCTCGCAAGGCACGGCGGCCACCGGCGCAGCAGCGTGGCGGAAGGTCTCGACGAAGGCCACGCACCAACGGGCCCATGCCACCGCCTTGGCGGCCTCCACGGTGCCGCTGTGCTGGCGGAACTCAATGGTGCCGGTGTAGGCGAACTTGCTCAGGTTCAGAACCCGGTATTTGCCGCCCATCCTGTAGTCCAAGCTGCTGACCGACTGGGCCCACTCAAGGCTCGTGATCATGTCGTCAAGGCTCACGTAGGAAGACGAGAGGTGGCGGCAGTATTGGTTGCTGCCCCGGCGGCTGCGGGGAACCACGGTGTCGATCTCGCCCTGGAAGCGCATGTAAGCGATCACCACGTTGCGGATCTCGTCAACGCTCAGGTCGCGCACGTCAACGTGAACGTGCATCCCGCAGGTCCGGTTGACCGTGGCGCCGGCGCCGGCAATCAGGTCGCAGGCCTGGGCAAGCTCGGTGAAGCCAGCCTCGGTGGCGGGAAGGATGCGGCTCACCACCTCGCCGCCGGCGAAGCCGTTGCGGTGAACAGAGGAATCCCGGTTGATCTGCCAGGTGCCGTAGTCGTTGGCCCCGTAGTGCTGCTGATCAATGGTCTGGCGGGCCAGGCCAGCGTCCCGAAGGGCACGGGTCACGCGGCCGATGAAGCCAACAGGCTGCTCGCCGTGGACAATCTCAAGCTCAACGCCGAAGGTGCGGGCCATGGTGGTAAGTGCCGGACGGGGGTGAAGGTCTGTCCCTCCGACTCCTGAATGATAGCACCATGGCCTAGCTAGCTGTGGCTACACAGTGGACAGGTCGCATTTCGTCACACTCGCTTGCCGCCGGCGGCTTTCTCCTGCCGCCGCTCTTGCTCCAGGGCAGCCTTGACTAGCTGATGGTCTTGCGCGGCTTTCACCGCCTCAGCGCGACCGGGCGATTCCGGGATCCCCGCCTTGGCGAGAATGCTTCCCCAGTCGGGTGCAGCCATCGGTGCGCCGTGTCCCGAATCACTTCCTCCACATAGTGGCCAGGGGCCCCGATGTCGATCAGGCCCTTCAGGACGCCGGTGTAATAGTCCACGGTGGGCGGCAGCTCGGCGTCCAGGTGGTCGGAGTGGTAAACCCAGGCCGCCTCAAAGCCCAGCCCTTCCACGTGGACAGTGACCCGCTTGCGCTGGTAGTGGACAGGGAAGCCCTCAAACTGGTCAAGCGAGCGGAAGCTGTCTCCGTCAAGCCAGAGCAGCGCCCCGAAGACCCTCTGGCCAGGCTCCGGCCGCACGTTGCAGTAGGTGTGACCTGAGCCGGGGTAGGCCTTCTCAAAGCGCATCCGGTAGCCGTCAAGGAACGCCGGCGCCCATTGCCCGTCCCACTCGGGGCAGCGGTAGGCGACCTGCTTCAGGGCCGTGTTGATGCCATAGCTGAAGACCGGCAGCTGCCAGGGTTTGCCGGCGTAGTCGTGTTGCGGACGGACCCGAGGGGTGGTGACTTTCATGGCAGGTGGTAAGTGTGCCCTCACACTCTACCACACTAGCTATTTCTTGGCAGCTTTCTTGGCTTGCTGCTTCTCGTAGGCGTCCAGGCCCATCCCGTAAATCTGCCTTGCCATTTCGTGGCGACCAAGCCCTGCCTCCTGCGCAAGCGCATCGGTCCGCTCAATCTGGCTCGGCCGAAGGTAGACCTTGCTCGTCGGGCTCAGCGACTCGTCGTTCGGCGTCTTGTTCTCAATCAGGGGGATCCCCAGCCGCGTCAGGTGATTCCGCACCACCATGTGCCCCAGTCCCAGTTCACGCCCGGTTGAGCGCAGGCTCCTGGTCCGCTGATAGGTGTTCACCAGCAGGTCGGGGTCGATGTTGATGCGTGCAGCCATGAAACGGTCTCTGATCTACCAATGCTACCACCCTAGCCAGGGTGGAGAGACCCGCAAGTCCGGCTGTGGCTAGTCTCTGTCCACACTCTTCATGCGGCGGCGCCGCAGGTTCTGTGGGATCCGACAAATCAACTGGTCTTCAAGTCGAACACGGCAACGCCATCAAGGCCTGGGAACAACAACTCGACGAAAGCTCCCTCGCCTATCGGTACTTTCAGGCCTACCTCGGCATTGGCCCTCAGCGATCCATCAGAGACGCAGTTGAGATCCTGATCGCAGATCCCCTCGTCAAGAAAGCCCCCAACGCCACCACCCTCTCTGAGTACCACCGCCTCAACCGTTGGGCCTACCGGGCCGAACTCTGGGATCGGCACGAGTTCGCCACTCAGGCCCGCCTCAACGCAGAGCAGCGTCGGGCCGAAATGCGGATCTCAATCGAGGAATACCAGCGGGTTCAGCACCAGATGAGCAAGGGCCTTGCCTCCCTGGCATCCAAAGTCCTGCTCAAGGTCACGAAAGCCGTCGATCGGCTTCCTGACAGCGAGTGGAATCTCGACCGCTCCAGTCGTTTCATGGCCACGCTCAACAGCACGGCCATGACCGCCAGCGGCCTCTGGAATGAGAGCCTCGGAGTCGGCAAGCTCGTTGCCGCCCTGGAGGAAATGGACGCTTCGGCTAGCGAAGAGTCGGCTGCCTTTCTTGCGCAAGCCGGTCCGCCACCCGTAGCGGCGGCACCTTCAGGCAAAGCCGTCTAACCCTGCGGACCACTGAGCCATCCCCAGTTGTGCCCGGCTACCGCTCGCCACAAGCTGTTGTAAGGGCGGCCTAGCTCCCTGGCGATGGCCCTCACGGATCGGCCCTTTGCTCTCTCAGCACGGGCGTACAACACCACTTCAGGGGTCAGGGTCGAGCGATGGTTGCGCTCACCTCTCAGATCGGTGCCATCACGAATCCTGTCTTCGCCGTTGTTCTTGGCGTGAGTGCCGTAGCTCAGGTTGGCCACGCTGTTGTCATGGCGGCCTCCTTTTCCATGAAGCACAATGAGCCCCTCAGGCCGGGGGCCAAGGAAAGCCCCCGCAACTAGGTCGTGAACTGAGCGGTCCACTAGGTTGCCAGGTCGGCTCAGCTGAACTCTGAGGTATCCGCCTCTTTGAGACGGCTTGAGAATCCGAGAAGGCCAGGCCCGCGCCGCCCCATTTTTGTAGGCCACAACTCGGTCAAGGCTGCGGACTCTTCCCTGGCTGCTCACCTCGTACAGGCCCTCCCATCCAAAGATTGGCAGCCAGCGTTCTACGCTTGATTGCATCAGCCTTCTAGCTAAAGGTTGGTTGGGTCTGGGAGTTGCACCTCACCAGACCACCCACTCTAGCTAGCTAGACTGGTATCAGCTGACCTTGAAGCCACGAAACGGCACCACCGATGCAGGAGTGTCCGTCAAGCTGAAGTTCGCGTCGCAGTCGCCCTTGGTGTCCACCCGGACAGCGCGGTTCGACTCGGCGCTGGCGGCGATCACGCCCGGATCCTTGCCCATGGTCTTGTTGGTCGATTGGAACACGGATTGGTTGAGCAGCTGAGGCCAGCGTAATGAGAAAGCCCACCCCTCTCAAAACCAGCGTCCTGTCCGATCTCTACCGTGGCGTCACCCTTCAGTCACTGGTTCGTGGCTACGGGGACGAGGCCTTCGTGGTCGCTCGCAATCAGGTGCGCCAAGCCCGGCGCCTGGAGTCGCTGCTGCCTCACCAGCGGGCCTTCCTTGAAGATTCCGCCACCCGGCACCTGGGCTTGGTGGCGGGGTTCGGAGCCGGCAAGAGCTTCGCCCTCAGCGCCAAGATGCTGCAGCTGGCAGAAGACAATCCCGGCTACGTGGGCATCGCCATGGAGCCCACCTTCGGCATGTTGTCGGACATTCTGGTCCCCCAGACCATTGACCTCTGGGACTCCTGGGGGGTGGACTACACCTACCACAAGGGCGCCTCTGAGTTTGAGGTGCGCAACGCTGACGGCAGCACCTCACGCTGCCTCCTGCGGTCCTTTGAGAACGTGGCACGCATCCGGGGGATCAATGCCAGCTGGGCCCTGGTAGACGAGATCGACACCGTGAAGCCCCAGGCCGCTGTCAACTCGTTCCGACTGCTGCAGGGTCGCATCCGAACCGGCATCAAGCCGCAGATCGCTGTGGCCTGCACGCCGGAAGGCTTCGGTTGGATGCACGGTTTCTTCGTCGAGAGCGAGGATCCGTCGAAGCGGCTGATCCGGGCCAAGACAACTGACAACCCGCACCTGCCTGAGACCTACGTCCAAAGCCTCCGTGAGCAGTACCCGCCCGAGCTGATTGAGGCCTACCTGAATGGGGAGTTCGTCAACCTCGCTCAGAGCAACATCTTCAGCAGCTATGACCGCCGGATTCATACCACCACGCTCACGGCTGCTGAGCACGGGGAAGCGGTCTACGTGGGGCTTGACTTCAACATCGGCAACTCGCACGGCTGCTTCGGCGTGTTCCGTCAAGAGGGCGGCCGGCAGGTCTTGCACATCTTCGGGGAGTACAAGCTCAAGGACACGTTTGAGGTGGCCCGGCACTTGCAGCAGAAGTTCCCGGCGCAGACTCAGCGCAGGGTTGTGACCTGCTACCCGGACGCATCCGGCGGCGCGGCTAGCACCTCAAGCACCAAGAGCGATCACCAGATTCTGCGGGAAGCCGGGCTGACGGTTCATGCCGAGAGGAAGAATCCGCCGGTGGCCGAGACCATCTCTCACGTCAACTCCCTGTTCCATCGTGGCCTGATCAGGGTCAACGAGCGGGCCTGCCCCAACCTGGCGATCTCACTGGAACGCTGGGCCTACGATCAGGCCGGGCATCCGCAGAAAGGCGGGGCCACGGATTACTCGCACGCTGGCGACGCCCTCAGGTACTTGGTCTGGGGGAGCTGCAACGGCAACAACCGGACGCACCGCTCTGGCTATCGGGTGTATTGATCTTCAGCGCCTGGCGGCGTTCGCAGCGCTGTCACCAGTGCGGTCATCGTGTCAACAGTGGCGCTCAGCCGCACACGCTCAAACGGCAGGAACAGATCGTGGTGACGCGCCTCAAACCGTCGCAGCAGGTCGCGGATCTTTCGGGCGTCCTTCAGCGCCTCGGTCTGGTTCGCGGGAAGTCGGAATGGCATGGTTGGCGTAGATGATCTTGGGGCTGTGGCCCAGTGCGGCCAGCTCGGTGAAGTGTTGCCGCCAAGTGGGGTCAGAAGCGCTGTAGCTGACCAGCTGGCGGGAGCCGGCCCAGAAGTAGGACAGGGTGAGGTGGGGCATCAGCGGTAGTGGTTGACGATCGCAATCAGGCGGTCCAGGCAAATGCGCGTGAAGTGGTGGCCGCCGATGGTGATGGTGAAGGTCACGGGTTCGCAATCCTCTTCGTGCATGACGAGGGGCCAACCCTTGGAGTCGGCGAGGGCTTTGATCTCGGCAACGAGCATGACGGGATGGGTAAAGACGCAGGCTAGCTAGGTGGTGGTCACTTTGAAACGATGGTCGGCAGGCTTGTCACCAGCATGTGAAGGGTGTTGGTGATGGCCACGCCACTGCCTTCGTTGAGCACGTCGCAGAGCTGAACGGCCACGTGCTCGGGCAAGAGCAGGGTGTCCCCCTCTTGGTCAGTGGGGCCGGTGATCACGAGGTTGCCGGCCAGGGCGTCAGCGACGGGGCCCGCCCGCCGGCCCTCTTCCGTGAAGCGCATCAGAGCGCTCACCTGCTTGCTCCTGAGCTTGCCCTCTTCGTCCATCCACAAGGTGGCGATCTCAATTCCGTCGTGGCTGATGGACAGGCACTCCAGCATCTGGGTTTCGACGTGCTGATGCAGGAAATCGACGCTGACGTGCGGCGGGTCGTGCCGTTCGACGGTGGCGAGTGAGAAGCTGAGGTTTGGACTGCGGCGGATCACCACGGCGCAACAGAGTTCAGCCATGGCTGATCTTCCCCTGAATCTGTTCTGCGGTGATCCTGTCGGGCAGGTCGAAAGCCTGCCGCTTTTCATCAACGGGGATGTCGAAATAGAGCTTGCGGACGGCCTGGTAGAGCATCTGTTCGTAGGGGGTCAAGGGTGGGCCCTCTTCCTTGCGGAGCTTGAGCAGCTTGGCCACGGCGCAAATGGCGCGGATCGCCGCCGGCCGAAGCATGGGGTGATCAAGTAGCTCTTCCAGCTCAATGGGGTCGTTTTTGGGGGCGTTCATGGGAGGCAAGGGGTGAAGGGGCCTCTGCCCTCACAGGGAGAGGTAGAGGCCGGTTTCCGTCTCAAAGAGGCGGCGAAGGCAGTCGGCGTAGACGCCGGCATGGGTGCTGACAACGCGGCAGCCGGTCTTGGGGCCCACCTTGAGGAACTCGACTGAGTAGAGGTCAGAGCCGGGGCAGTAGGTGACGCGGCAGTGGTTGGAGCGGCGGCACATCTTGTAGTCGAAGGTGAGGTCGAGGTCGCCGGCGAAGATCTTGCGGGTGCCGAGCATGGCCTGAAGGCGGTGGGCACCACCGATCTGGTCAAGGATGGTGGCGGAACAGGTGGAGAGGGTCATGGTGTGACGGGGGTAAGCGGGCTCTCGCCCATGTGCAAATCATACCACCTCTAGCCGTGAGTGGCTAGTAGGTGCGTTGAAGTCAGCCGAGAACGGCGATCACCTGAAAGCCTTGAAGGGAAGGCTGGAGGCGGGCCCATTTCTTGGCCTCGGTGAAGGTCATGCTGGGGCTCAGCACGGCAGCGGAGCTGTCATTGCGCAGATGGAACGGGGCAAAGGCCCAGCTGCCACGGCCACGGGGGCTGCGACCGTGAGAAAGCTCAAATGGAAGAGTCTCAAAAGTCATGATCGGGGAGGGGTAAGTGGGAGGCCTCTCGCCTCCCGATGTCTAAATCATACCACGCCTAGCCACGAATGGCTAGACGGTCAGGTGTGAATGGTGCGGGTCGGGGTGTTCTCCACGCTGACCGAAACGCTGCCGGCCCAGTAGCGGTAGAAGGGCAGGTTTTCGGCCAGGTGGGCGGCGGCCAGGTCAAAGCTGGCGAAGGTGGCCAGGCGGCTCACGCCGGCGCAGATGGCGAAGCGGCGGCCAACCTTGGTGATGCGAAGAGCTGGGGTCATGGGTGGTGGTGGTAAGCGGGGATGGCTGGCAATCAGAGCCAGCTGTTGAGCGAAACCCGGCCGAAGCGCGGCATCAGATCCGCCAAAACGATTTCGCCGGCTTCCTGCTGGTCGAAAGCCTCAACGGTGTGGCAGTGCTCAAAGGGGCGGTCGTCATAGCGCTCAACCTGCACAGTGCAGACAGCGGTGAAGACGCGAAGGGTGGGAGCGGTCATGGGTGGTGGTGGTAAGAGGGGTCTCCCCCTGTGCTCTAGATCATAGCAGGTCTAGCTAGCCGTGGCTAGTCAGCCCATGCGCAATAGCTGGCGACCTGATCCTCAAGGGCAAGCTGATGGTCGGCTTTGACGGCCGCCTTGAGGGCGAGGATGGCGTCGGCCAGGTCGGAAGGACCGAGGGCATCGGCAGCCCCTTGGAGGTGCTCGGCGGCCTCGGTGTAGTGGTCAAGGGAAGGGAAGAAGGGGCTCATGGCTGAGGTGGCGGTGGTTCAGTGGCTGGCTGCGCGAATCGCCGCCGGCCAGCCGTCAGCCTGCAGTTCATCCCAGGCCTGCTTGGCGTCGTCGGCGGTGCAGTGGAACCAGTTCAGCTCCCACTCGCCGGTGAAGGCGCGGCGGAAGGTGGCGAAGCGGAATCGCTCGGGGGCCTGGTAGGAGAAGCCCTCGGGATCGAAGAACGTGCGGGTCATGGCGGGTGGCCGGGGTAAGTGGGAGGCATCTCGCCTCCCGTGTCTGAATCATACCACCTCTAGCTGGAGATGGCTAGATGCTCAGTGGGAAGGCTTGGCCTCGGAGATCCGCCAGGACGGGGCGCCAACTGAGGTCGGCACGGTCCCGTCTTTCTTGGCCTGATCCTTGGCCACCTTCAGTGAGGCCTCAGCGGCTTTCACCTCGGGCACGCTGGCCCAGTCGTAGGAGGTGCGGCCGGCAACCAGCAGGAAGTTGCAGTCGGCTGCCGAGAACTCCTTGGGCACCACGCCTTCGGCATAGCAGCGGTTCAGCAGGGCCATGCCTTTCTCAAGGCGCTCCTGCTGATGGCTGATGGTGCGGCGGATGTTGACGATTTCCTGGGCGATGGCCAGGGGGTCAACTTGGGTCAGGTCGATTTCCGGCAGGTCGGCCGGTGCGGTGGCGACGGTCATGGCTGTTGATGCAGCGAGGAACGGGGCGGCGATCGCCCTACCTCAGAATGATACCACGTCTAGCTAGGATGTCAGCACTCCCAGCAGTTGCTTCCCGCGCCACTGCAGCATCGTCGCCGCCACGGCCGATTCCGCCGCTTGCAGGCTGTACCAGCGGTGATCGCAGATCCAGCAGGCGCGGCGCCTCACCGTCCGGCCATCGGCCAGGTGGCGGGTCATCACAACGCGGCTCAGCCGGCTGCTGCACTCGGGGCAGGCCGGGCAAGTTGTCAGCACCATTCGGGCAGGGGTATCGGTTGGAGTTGACGGGGCGGCAGGCGTCAGGCCTTGCTTGCCTCGGCGTCAACAAGGGTCCAGGTTTCGGTTGAGAGAGCACTGCCCAGGGCTTGCGCGTCCTCATCCAGCAGGAGGAAGGTAGCAGTCACGCTGGGGAGCTTGTCGGCTGAGAACTCCAGGGTGAGGTTGGTGCAGCGTGCAGCACGTTCGCCCAGCAGGGCCTTGGCGATGGCGCTGGTGATGCGCGAAGAGCAGAACTCGGGCATGGGTTCTAGATGATGGTTCTGGTGTTGGCGGTCGGGTCGTCGTCGGGGTGGCATTCCGGCCCGAAGCCGGTGGCTTGTAGCTCACCGGCGATCGACAAGTCTTCTTGTGGATCACGAAGGCGGGTTTCACGCTCCGCATCGGCGGCGGCCAGGCCGGCCAGCCACTCGTCAAGCCTCTCTCGCATGGGCAGGCCCTTGGAGCCTTTCGCCAGCTTGAGGAAGCGACGGAGGTCGGCCGCTTCCCTGAGGAACACGCTGGCGCCGCTGGAGTAGGCAATCCAGTAGCGGCCGTTGAAGTCCTTGCTGGTTTCGACGAACTGGTGCTGGGAGAGGTTCAGGCGCTCGTGCTTCATTCGCCCTCCACCCCAAGCACCGGCAGCGCCCAGTGGGGAGCCCAGTGAGTGTTCCACGATCGACAATGTTCGGCTTTTTCGTAAACCCAGTTGGCAACCATCACGTAACTACTCGGAGTGCCAAACCAACACTTCCCCTCCGCATCGCAATCCGCCGGCCCCGGCAGGCGCTCGCTCACCGGCACCGGCTCGATGGCGGGGCGGCCCCAGCGGGCGAGGACGGCACGGAGGCCGTGAACAGTCGCTGCCCGTTCAGCTCGTTTGGGCCAGTCATCAATCGGCCCCTCGTAGCAGTGGTCGCGCTTAGCGAGGCCATAACAGCGCAGCAGCTTCTCATCACTCGGCCCCTGCGGCTCGGGCTGGATGGCGGGGCGGCCCCAGCGGGCGAGGACGGCGCGGGCGAAGTCCAACTCTCTTCTGTACTCTTCGACTTGGTAACAAGGTGTTGCTACTCGGTAGATGCGCAACAGCTCCTGATCACTCGGCCCCTGCGGCTCGGGCTGGGCCAGCTGGTGGCGCATCTCTCGCACGCATTCGGGGCAGCCCCATGCGTTTTCAGGTTGCTGGCCGTGGACATCGCAATAGCGAAGGCGGGATGTCTTCGGCTCGGGCTGGGCCTCCAGGGCGGCGCGGGCGCGGTCGATTGCCACTGATGATGGCAGAGATTTGATGCCATAAGCCTTTGCGTCGATCTCGTCTATCAGCTCTTGGCACAGCGCACGAAAGTCAGTCATTGCCACCTTCCAGCTCGGCGGCGATGGCGCGTATCTCTTGGCAAGCCTCATGACTGAAGCCGCGCCACCTTTGCTCCACCTGATCCGCAGCGACGCGGAGGGCGGCGGCGAGTGCCCCTCTGGCTTGAAACTCCAGCGCCTTGCCGTTGATCACCAGTGAGCGGTCGACATCAACGGGCTTAGCCCATGCGGATAACACCGCCTGCGCGGCGGGGGATAGTTCAGCCATCAATCGGCTCCATGGTGTTCTCCAGCTCGGCGGCGATGGCATCAAGAAAGTCATCCGCACTGTCTATGTATTCTTCGTTGGCGTAAGCATTGCGAAGTTGATCCGCAGCAGCGCGGAGGGCGGCGGCGGCAATCATCCCTTCGTCGTTGGGGGCCTCCTGTTCGGCAGACCAATAGGCAGAGAAAGCTGCATCCAGCACCGCCTGCGCTTGTGGGGAGAGAGGTTCAGCCACCTAGCCGCCCTCTATCAACGATCGCGTCACACCACTCCTTGAAGGGTGTCTCGACCTGAGCCATGGCCTTGTTGTCCACGGTCTCCGGGTGGCGGATCATGAACAGCGCCAGGCCGAGCGCATTGCCGAGACGATCCTCAAGGGTTTCCACCGGCATGGGTTTGAACTCAGTCATTGGGCTCACTTTCTGGAGGTGCTGATTTCTGATCTGCAGGCGTTTGCTCAGCCTCTGAGAGGTAAGCGGCGGCCCGCTCATGCTCAAGGTTTTTCATGATGTGTTGCTGCACGAAGGCGGGTAGCGCTAGCCATCGCTTGACTAGCGCGTGAATGGATTTAGGCATGACCTGGCAACCGGCTCAGCCACAGTGCTCAGACCCTAGAAGGACTGACCCAAGCGGCCTCGCCTGCCCTCTGATCATACCACCTCTAGCCGCAGGTGGCTAGTAGCAGCGCTCAAGCATTTCGGCGGTCTCGGCTTCAGTGGCAAGCCAGTCGCGCACGTCAGGAAGCGAGTCAAGCGAGTGACCGCCTTCTGTCCGCCAGCGGCGGTGCTCGGCGTCAAGCGCTGCCAGAACGGCCCGGATGCTGCTGGCGGGGATCTGGCGGTGAAGCGGGGTAGCCATGGTCGGGGGAAGCAGTGGTAAGGGGGAGGCCTCTCGCCTCCCATGCACAGAATCATACCACCTCTAGCCAGCTATGGCCAGACGGCTGAAGCGCTGCTGCGCGACGTGCGCCATCAGGTTGACGCCCAGCGATCGGCTGCCTTCGATCCGGCCCTCCGTCTCGCAGTGGTGAACGTGGCACAGCCACAAGCCGTTGCCGGGGTCATCAGTGCCGCCTTGCTGGTAAGGCCTGATGTGAGCGGCCTCAAGGCCGCCGGCGCAGGGCGACTGGCTGCGGAAGCCGGCGATCCGGTGGCACTCACAGCCCACCCGCTCTGGCTTGCCCACGGCGCGGATCAGGTTGGGGCGCAGCTGGTCATTGCGGCCCTGGCGATTGAGGGCGAGTGGCTCGCCTTCCAGGGGCACCATGCACTCCAGCAAGGGCAAGTAAGCGGCTGCCATGGGCGCCGCCCACTCAACCAGCTCCTGACAGGAAGCCCAGCTGCATTGCCCAACCGCCAGCTGAAAGCGGGAGAGACGATCCCAGTCGAAGTAGGCGGGGGAGTTCAGCCAGTGGTCAATCCAGCGGCCAGCCTGGCCCGTCTTCCAGTCCCACTCCATCTTGGGGCTGCCTTTCAGGGGGTAGGCGCCGCACGTCACGTTGTGACGGCCCAGGCAGTCATTCAGGGGACGCAGTAGCTCAGGGCGGAAGTTGGCCTTGAACTTGCGAGCGGCCATCGGGTTGTCGTACAGGCTGAAGCAGGTCTCGACCTGGCCATCAATCAGGGCCACCTCAATGCCAACCCGGTAGCCGGCGCGGCCTTGCTCGTCGGCCAGCTGCAGGTCGTCGATCCGGCCACGGAAGACCTCGCTGAAGATCATCCAAGTGCTGCTGGCGCTGCCTTTGCCGTGACGGGCGACCCAGTGAGCTGGCTTGAGGTTCTCCAGGGCGTCGATCAGGGCCTGAACGTGGACGGGGACCGGGAGGGTGTTGGTGTTTTTGGTGGCCATGACAGTGAAGCGGGTGGTAAGCGGGAGGCCTCTCGCCTCCCATGCCCTGAATCATACCACCTCTAGCTGCGGATGGCTAGAGGTGGTCAACCACCCGGCAGCAGGGGGCGACTTTGTTGGGGATTGAAGCCGCTCCTATACCAACCTTCAGGGTCATAACGGGCTTCGCCCAGGGCCTCGCAGCACTCGGCCACGGTCATTTCGTGAACGGTGCTACAGCCCCAGCCATGTTCTCCAACCCAGCCAGGGGCAAGGTAGAGCCACAGGCCTTCGCTGCACTCTTTCGGGTAACGCTCGTCGCTGTAATCGGAGACGCGGGGATCCTTGATCAGGTCAGCCAGGGTGCGAGGCTTTTTCATGGTTGAGATGGGGTGGTGGTTTGGGTAAGACTCAGCGGCGCATTGGTTCGATCATCACCATCAGCGAAGCCAGCTCCTGTCCGTGCAGGATGCAGAGGGCAACGAATGGCATGGTCAAGTAATTCACCATCAGCTGTTTGTCACCCTTCGTCCAGAGGGTGCCAAAGGCCTCCCAATCGCCGCCGCTGCTGGCGCAGGTGCAGCCTTCGCTCATCCCCTGGTCAATCAGCCAAGCGTCGATCATGTGGGTGTAACGGGCCCACTGGCCAGGCTTGAGGGTGCGAGGGTCTTGGGTCTGAAGCAGGGCTTGGTCGCGGTCAGAGGTGAAGAGTTCCATGGCTGGGGAAGCGGTGGTGAGTGGGGGGGAAGGCCGCGCTCAGGCGGCCAGGCGGCGGGAAAGCTCTTGGTGGTAGACGCTGGCCTCGTCGCGGTAGTAGCCCTCTTTGATCGGGTTGAAGCTCGCCATAGCCTTGGCGGCTTGATGACAGTCCCTGATTGAGTAGCAGAGGGCAGCGTCGGTCATCTCTTTGGCGCGGGCGGCCCAGGTGGTGAACTGCTCAGCTGTCGCGTGTTCGGTGGCCATGATCGGGAAGCGGTGGTGAGTGGGGCTCCTGCCCCGATGTCCAAACTATAGCACCTCTAGCTAGCCGTGGCTACAGGTTGGCTCAATGCTCGCTCAAGGCTCCATCCTTTCTTCAGTCTCTTCGACAAGCAGCTGCTGGTGACGTTCAGCTCCTTTGCCCAGTCGGCCAAACACTGTGTCTTCCCACGCCAGGTCAGCCATAGATTGTTGCGTCGGTTTCTGCTTTGTTCTTTCATGGAAGGTGCCCACCAAATGTTGTCGGCGGTGTAGTCGCCATCGTTGTTGATCCGATCAACGGTGTGCCGGGGGGAAGGCTTGGGGCCGATGGCATCCTCTAGGGCCTGAGGCGAGGGTAGTAAGCACTTAATCCCCCGTCCGCCATAGCTGGAGTATTGACGGTCGCAGGGATTTTCGCATCGGGCAACCATGGTCCGCCAAGTGTTGTAAAGCGGGTGAATAGAGAAACCGTGAGTGGTTGTGCGCAACTTCACCTGCTCTCGGTTCAGACAGCCACAGCTTTGAGTGCGCCTCGTTCTGAGGTGGTTTCCGCGTACTTTGGGCTCAGCGCCGCAGTCGCATTGGCATAGCCACTGAGAACCAGAATCGCTCAGAAAGCGGATGGCGACTAAGCGCCCAAAACGCTGCCCGGTCAGGTCTATGGTTTTTGGCATCGGTTCTGAGAGAGAGAATCGGTCACGGGCCAGGCGTTCCACCGCGCTGGCCCACCCCATTATCCCACGGCTTTTTTGTCGAAGGCGCCGCAAGCCATGATGGCCTCGTTCAAGGAACAGAAGCGGCCAGCGATCACGAACATGCCCTCAGGGGTGACGGTGAGAGGGCCAGCGACCATGGTGGTGCCGGTCTCGGTGGCGGCGCGGCGGAGCTGAAGGGGGCTGGTCATGACGGGAGCG